TGATATATACTAACCGTGAGGGCTTATATCGGATTGATCCCCGATAGACAGCCAAATCCCCGTGGTTGCCCTCGCACCCTTCTTTACTGGGGATTTTTGTGGGAGATTTTATGTTTAAGATCAAAGACTGGTCATCATTTCAATCGTATAAAGACCGCAATCCGCCGTGGATAAGGCTGCATAAAAGCCTTTTAGATAATTTCCAATTTCAGAAAATGTCAGTCGAGGCAAGGGCTTTATTACCCATGCTCTGGCTTCTCGCCGCCGAGGATGAAAATCCCGTATCAGGAATGTTACGGATTGGTTACGAGGAAATTGCATTCAGGTTACGGACTGATCCCAAAGCCGTAAAAATAGCGATTGATGAAATAATTCGTCACGGTTTTATCGAAAGAGCAGAAACGGAAAATAACGATCTTTTTAATGATAAAACAACAAGTTACGGAACCGTTACGGAACCGTTACGGAATTGTCACTCAGAGACAGAGACAGAGACAGAGACAGAGACAGAATATAAACCCGCTCGGCGGAGCGGTGTATTAAAACCGGATGACGTTTCCGATCAGGTATGGGATGATTTTATTTCTCACCGGAGGGCAAAAAAGGCCAAGGCCACAGAAACCGCGCTGGAAGGCATACGCCGGGAAGCCGTCAAAGCCGGATGGTCGATGGACGCGGCCCTGAGAGAAATCTGCATGAGGGGGTGGCAGGGGTTTAAATCCGAATGGGTTGAAAAGCTGAAGTCAGAAACCACGGATGGAAAATCATGGGAATGGGTACTCGCCCCAGAAGGGTATGCATCGGTGAACATGGTCACCATGAACGGAAAGAACTGGATCAAGAAACCGAAGGGAATGCAATGATGAACCTGAAACGCGAAATCAACAAAATCCTGAAGAACTACGGCGTTTCATGGGTTCAAGTAAAATCTCAACGCCGTGAATGGCAACTTGTCGAATGCAGGAAAGACATAGTCCGACTGTTACGGCAACACGACCCCAAAAAATGGTCATACCCGGCAATCGGCAGACTGATGGACCGGGACCATACCAGCATCATGCACCTTGCATCCGATGCCCGGAGAGAAAAACAAAACGCAGCAGCCAAAAAACGACACCGGGAAAGGCGCATGAAAGAAATCGGTTTCTGCCCGGTAAATTTAAACGCTGGTACGCACGAATTGAATATAGAACGATAAAACATACCGGGTTTTGATAATCGCATAGCGCCCCCTTTAAAATCGAAATACGAGGATCACATATGGAAACAGATAAACGCAGCAAGACTATTGCGACAACGTTAGAATTATTGTACTATGCAGTATGAAAATAGAAAAAATATCTATGGAAATCATTTAAATGGCTAAAGGCGGTAAACAGCCCGGGGCAGGTCGGCCAAAGGGCAAACCCAATAAGGCAACGACAGAAGCTCGCGAAGCTATAGCTCGTTTCGTTGACGGCAACGCTGATAGATTGCAGGGATGGCTAGACCAGATCGCACTAGAAAGCCCTGAGAAAGCGTTTAATGCCGTAAAAGACCTTTTGGAATACCACGTTCCAAAGCTTGCCCGGACAGAGCTGCAAAACCTCGACAAAGACGGCAAGCCTGCTGATGCCGGGTTTAATATCAATATTTGTCATGTGAAGGCTGATGCCAAAACAGATTGACGTTAAGATACCAGACAAGATAGCGCAGATATTCTCATGCCCGGCTGACTATCGAGGGGCATATGGTGGAAGGGGTGCCGCAAAGACGATTGCCTTCGCAAACATGGCGATTATCGACATTATGCGATTATCCGACAGGCCGTGGCGGTTTCTCTGTGGCCGTGAATTACAAAAATCTCTAAAAGACAGTGTATTTAGCGTTATTGAAAGCCAGATAAAGGCGCTGGGTGTTGAAGACGCCTTCGAGATTGGCAAGGAATATATCCGCTGTAAAAACGGTAACGAGTTTCTATTTTACGGACTACGTACAAATATCGCTGAAGTGAAGGGCCTTCATGGGGTTCGCAGGACGTGGTTAGAAGAAGCCCAGAAAGTTAGTCAATCATCACTAACCTATCTAATTCCTACCGTTATGAGGGACTTCCCCGACTGTGAACTATGGGCCTCATGGAATCCGGATGATGAAGACGATCCTATCCATAAAATGTTTGTCACTGATGCTGATCAGAGCTTTCGGGTTGCAAAGGTAAATTGGTACGACAATCCATTTTTTCCAGAGAGCTTGAACAAGGTCAGGTTAAGGGACAAGAAGAACAATCCCGGTTCTTATGACTGGATATGGGAGGGGAACTTCAACAGTAATGCCGAGGGATCAGTCTATGGCAAGTGGATAAACGCCATGACAAATGCGGGCCGAGTGATAGAGGGTATTTATGACCCCGATTTACCAGTCTACACCGCATGGGACTTAGGATACTCAGATGATACAGCTATATGGTGGTTTCAGATTGCAGGGTTAGAGATACGCCTGATTGATTATTACGAAAACAATCGTGAGGATATACAGCACTATATCGAGCAACTATTCGGGCGCGAGATTATCGTCGAGCAATACGGCAATCACGGCAAGATCGTCAAATGGACGCATGGCAACACTATACCGGAAGCAGAACACCGCCAGAAATACAAATATGCAAAGCACTTTGTCCCTCATGACGCGGCAAACAAACTATTGCAGGCCGGGGGACGGTCTATCATCCAGCAGGGTCATGAACTAGGCGTAATGATGAATGTTGTCGCGGCAACCAGTCAACAAAACCAGATACAGGCCGCAAGGACGACGCTTGATAAATGCTGGGCCGATCCCGTCCGATGCAAGGATGGACTACGCGCATTACGCAAGTATGCGTTTATTTATGACGAAGACCGGGCGAAATGGTCAGACAAGCCCGATCATAACGGATATAGTCATGGGGCCGACGCATTCGAGATTATTGCGCAAGTCTGGAAATCTGATATTATGGCTGAGGAAAGAAAAAAACCGCGCTTTTTGGAAGATTTAACCGCAAAAGAAGTGTTTTTTCCAGACTTACCAGTGCAAAGGGGTTATGACCGGATATGATCGAACAAGAAAAGTCTAATACCGTTGCGTTTTGGTGCAGTCAAATTGACTGGTACGAAAAAGAGTTTTCCACATGGGAAAAGCGTTCCAAGAAGATTATAAAACGCTACAAAGACGAACGTAGCGATGCCGAACAGGGGAGATCACAGTTTAATATTCTCTGGTCAAACGTGCAGACATTAGCCCCCGCCGCTTATAACAAGCCCCCCGTACCGAATATTGATAGACGTTTTCAGGATGATGACAAGCTGGGGACTGTTTCATCCCAGATATTAGAGCGTTGCGTATCTTATTACGTTGATGCCGATAATTTTGACGACATTATGAAGCAATCTGTCCTTGACAGGCTATTGCCGGGGCGTGGGACAGGCTGGGTTAGGTATGTTCCAAATTTCAAGGATGCTGACGTACAGGGCAGTATTGAGGTCAGGGGCGAAGGATCACAAGCGACTGATGACCAGGTCATAGGCGAAGAGGCTGAACAGGAATTATATTCTGAAGACGTGGTAGCTGACTACGTACACTGGTGTGACTTCGGGCACACTTATGCCAGAACATGGCAGGAAGTCAGGGCGGTATGGCGAAAAGTTCTTATGAGCCGCCGTGAACTGGTTGATCGGTTTGGTGAAGAAATCGGTAAGGCCGTCCCGATGGATAGCGGCAAGAAAGAGGATAAGTTACCAGAAGATCAGAAACGCGCTTCTGTTTATGAAATATGGGATAAGGCCAGCAAAAAAGCATATTGGATTAATAAAGACTACAAAGACCCACTAGATGAACGGGAAGACCCACTTAAGCTGAAGGGCTTCTTTCCATGTCCAAAACCGCTTTATGCCACGATTGCCAATGATGGCCTGATACCGACGCCTGATTACATTCAATATCAGGATCAGGCTAAAGAGCTTGACGATATGACGGCCAGAATTAACGCGCTGGTTAAATGCGTTAAGGCCGTGGGCGTCTATGATGCCAGTGCACAGGGTATCCAGCGCATGATGGCAGAAGGCGTAGAGAATACGCTTATTCCGGTTGAACAATGGGCGGTTCACGCTGATAAAGGCGGTCTTAAGGGAACAATTGAGTTTATGCCGATTGCCGATGTCGTCGCGGCCCTTTCGTCACTGTACGAGGCGCGGGAGAGAGCAAAGCAAGACCTATACGAGATCACGGGTATTTCAGACATTATTCGCGGGGCTTCAAACCCGAATGAAACTCTGGGGGCGCAAGAGCTTAAAGGTAAATACGCTGGTCTTCGTATGGAAAATATCCAGAAAGACGTCGCTAGATACAGCCGCGATTTTGTTCGCATGTTTGCGGAGATTATTGCGGAGAACTTCAGTATTGAAACGATTAAGCAGTTATCAGGCTTTAAGCTTCTGACCGCGCAAGAAAAAGCTATGATTGAACAGCAAATGCAGATGGCCACACAGTCAGGGCAGCAAGCACCGTTGCCTGATGATATTGCCGAGATGATGGATAACCCGACATGGGAAGAAGTCGAGGGGCTTATTCGCAATGAAACGGCCCGTTGTTTCCGTATTGATATTGAAACAGACAGCACGATTAAGGTTGATCAGGAAGCTGAAAAAGCAGCCCGTACTGAGTTTCTGAGCGCAGTAGGGGCATTTATGCAGCAGGCTGTTATGATGCCGCCTGATTTGCAGCCTCTATTAATGCAAATGCTTATGTTTGGTATTCGTGGGTTTAAGGTCAGCCGTGAAATTGAAAGCACGTTTGACATTGCCCTTAATAAAATCAGGCAACAGGCAGAAAATCCACAACCGCAGCCAGATCCAGCACAAGTTGAAGCCGACGCAAAGGCGCAATCTGAAAACGCCCGTACTCAGTTAGAGGGTGCCAAGATGCAACAGGAAGGTCAATTTAAACAGGCCGAATTGCAGTTAAAACAGCAGGAAATTGGTATAAAGCAGGCAGAACTTCAACTGAAACAACAAGACATGGAATACAGATATGGCCTTGAAAATAAGAAGGTTGATGCTGATTTGGTTAAGTCGCGGATTGACGCGAAAACAAAAGTATCGCCTGACGTTGCAATGTCTGACACAGATATGAACGATAGTGAGGTCACTCCTATGGCAGCGATGATGTCACAGCTTGCTGATACACTAACACAAGGACTGGCAGCGATTGCACAAATACAGGCGCAGGGTAATCAGGCGGTAGTCGAGGCTATTCAAAACCCGCCAGTTCGTGAGGTTATCAGAGATGCAAGCGGCAAGATTGCGGGGGTAAAATGATCTCTATAAAAAACGGCACAGCTACGTATGACACCCCTCTGCGTGAATACGTCGCGCAGATTGGCGATGCAGTCGTGCGGGCGAAGACGCTAGACGGGTTTCGTCTGGTTGTGGCGATGACCGAAGAAGA